GACCAGAACCAACAAAGCCTTCCATAGATCAGTGTTGACTCGTTCTTCTCCTTGAGCGTTCAAGTATTGCTCTTGTTCCCATCTTGCTGCCCATCCCTTGACGATACCGTTCACCACATACTGGCTATCCGTGACTACTAAGACCTCTGCTCCTGGCTCCAGAGAAGCAAGGCCGCAGAGTACAGCATTAAGTTCCATACGGTTATTCGTAGTAGACGTCAGAGCCCTTCCGGAGCCCTCTCTGACTAGCTCCTCGCCTTCTAAAACAATAAAGGCCCAACCTCCGGGACCTGGATTAGTTGGGCCACAACTGCCATCTGTATACAAGATGTAAGGCATAGGAAATGTCCTTGTTATTTGATTAAAGTCTTCACGTATGCTCTATGCGCCTTCTGAAGGTTCAACCAAAACTGAGGCTCAGTGTCGAATATGTTGCTTAGTTTTTGAGCAATCTTGGCATCTATATGGGTCTCGTTTTCTAGCATTCGACGTAAAGCTGGACGATGCATTCCAAGCTGTTTAGCGAGCTGCTTTGTGGTCATTCCACGGTCAGGCATGAACTCGTACTTCAGCGTTGCTCCGACTGTTGTCGGCTCTCTGGTCTGTTCCACAATATTAGGTTCTCCGATTTTGTTATTGTAAGCTTAACAACAGAATACAGCGCAGGCAACGGGCATTAAAGTCCTGCAAACTCTAGTGTCATCATCTGGCCGTAGTAAGAACTGATTGCGTCTCTGTTAGCTTTAATCTTTGCTTCAAGCTGTTTGATTCTGCCTTCGAATATCCTTGCTCCTGGCAATTGAGCAGACTGGCTTAAGCCGTCTATTCCTACAGATATGCCTGACGTGGGGAACAAAAGAGGTCCTACTTCGCCTAAGAGGTTATAGGTCGTCATGTCTAGGATTAGCTGCCAGACGTTTGCAGGGAGCTTATCTTGTTCAAATCCTACTTGATATGTCAGGCGGTAGGCGCTAGGCCGGTAGCCATTGGAGCCAAGTGAGAGCATCGGATAGCCTCCTCTATTACCCTGGACTACAGGAGAGATAGTGCCGGTCGTAGCTACGACGTTGACCTTGCCTCTTTCGTGAGTGATCCATTCTGCCGGTATGGTGAACGTCAGAGATGGGTTAGAGGTAGTAGCATTAGGATATGTGAGTATGATGCTCTCGATTCTAGAGACAGGATACTTATGGACGTTTATCGCAAAGTATCTGTTCCAGTCTGAAGAGCCATGCCAATCGTCAATGTGGGTGGCAATGATTGGGCTCAGACACATCCCAGACATCTCTAGCTGAGCTATAGTGGATTGCAGATGCACTGCAACGTACTCTTCTGAAAGAGGCTCTTGTGTCATTGGAAACATCTTGGGAATACCGATGAGCCCAAATTTAAGAACATCCGATGGCGTCACCATAGTCTTGAAGCGAACAAAGCCGCCTTCTAGCTCAGGGGACGCTGATGATGAATCTACTCTAAATGGAAATGGCTGATTAATGTCCAATTACTTCTCCAGTCAATATGTTATAGAGATCCACTGGTGTCAGATCTTCTGAGTTAGAGATATTGGCATATATAGCACCGATTTCCACACAGATATAGGCTTGTGAGCCATTCGAGAAAGGATTGCTGACTCTAACATGCGCCATACGACGCCAGAACAGCACCCACGCAAATCCCACAATCTGCATCACGGAATAAGGCTTGTTCAGTGCAGCCTTACGGAAGTCTTCACAAAACATTGCGTGCTCGTCAGATATCTTGACTGGAATCTCTGCGACTACGGTAGCGTGTGTGAGAAATGATTCATACGATTCCTCATTAACCTTTAATCCACTTGCCTGGAATACTTTGACTTTGCCGCTTTCGTCTGTAATTTTGACATACACATGGCTGATGCCAGAATCAGTGGCATATCTGATCAACCAGGAAAACGGACCCCTATTTCTACTAAACCCGACTACTACTTCTTGCATAGATTAAAAGCCTCTTAAGTAGTTTTGCTGTGCAGGCGCATATTCAGATTAATAATCGGATCTGTCACTGTCCCTACTGAAACATATATGATTCTGATGTATAGTCCTGGATAAATACGAGCAGGATATTCTGCCACAACTTCACCCTGATTACACCTTAATGGATCTAAGTACCAGCGTTCGGCGAACATGTCTAACACGGTCCCAGCTGTAGAATAAAGACCGGCGATGTCAACTATCTGGAAGGAGAAGTAGTCTCCCATGACTTGATTCACGACCTGTATGGTTGCTCCGTTGATGTAGCGTTCGGCGGGTATTTGGAAGTCGATATTCGTTGTGGTAGTTTTTGTTGCAACTCCGCTATATCCCTTGAAGCGAGCCCTGAAGCCTGACGTATCTCTAAATGGCTTATCCCCGGTAATTACTACGTCCTGTGGTGGGACAGTAAAAATCAATGGAGCATCGACGTGAGAACTGACTAAGGCGCTCAAGGTGATCTCATCAGACGCGGATAACGCAGCCTTGAAGAATACACTCAAAGCTGTCCCTACCGTAGAAATGTAGTCTAAGGCCGTGACGATAGAGCTTTGTTGAATCTCTTGTGTAAGTCGATCGGTATTCGCAGCTTTGACAAAACTATATTGAGACATAAGAACCTCTTATAAGTAGATTATGGAAAGTGTTCGTTCGTACACCGAGCCTGTACTTCCAGATACCGACCATTGAATCTTGACGATATCATTCACCGCTAAGGTACGGACAGTATGGACGCTCATGGTCTGTGCGGTACTTTCGGAGGCAATTCGAGTATAACGTCGAGTGGACGTAATCGGGGAGCCTGCGACACTGATACTAATCGTAATATCGCGGTTGGAATGGGAGCTCGTCACTGAAGCTCCGAACATAATCAAAGCTGTGCCAGCGGCTGTCGCCGTTAGAGTCATGGAGTTCATGTCCACTAATGAAGAACTAGTCGTAGTTGAGGTGTCCGTCGAGTTCACTTCTTGTTGTGTCTTGCTGATTGCAGCAATGCGAGCATCTACTCTTGCGTTCGTATGGTATAGATTGCTACCTTCTGCTAGATTTGTAGTGGTATTGCCGTCTATATTGAGTTTGACCGTAGAGCCATCCTCGCGTTTTAAGAAGATGTCGTTACCTACAGGATAAAGACAGATCTTGTTCGTTGATGGTGCGTCTGGAGCGCTGACCGACTTGTTTAATATAATCTTAGCCATTTACAGGACTCCTAATGTTCCTATGATTTCTACTTCACCTTCTATGGTCAAGGCGTCTAACACCAAGAATTGACGGTCCGCTGGGACCAATAACTTACGGTTTTCTGGGATTAAATCTCGCACTTGATGCATGCCGTAATTCTGCCAACCCGCTCGCATATAGCGTAATACATCTAATCCATCAAGATACGGTAATTCCGAGCCTTCGAACACCACAGTCAGCGAACCGTCTGTAAGATAAGGTTCCACATCATCAGAGCCAGCCCAAATGGCGTATTCCTGCAATCCAATGGTATACGTGGAACTTGCTATCAATGTCAGACCAACATCTCGTATAAAGACGTTCGACACCGTTGCGTTCTTTAACTGTAAGCTCATAACGAACCCTTTATCACTATACCGACCACTACGTTTTGAGCAGAACCCGAACTGACTTGGACAGCTATTTCGTCGTTGAGTACCACAGGCACTCCGGTCACCGTAAAGGTCCCGGTCCTCGCAGCAGTAATCGTGACTGTCGTGAGATCTACGAAGCTTGCTCCAGATCTCTTTTGTATCTTAATAGAAAATGTTGCGGTAACGTCACAAGCAATGAAAACATTTGTGATGTTACCAGAGGATAACGGAACGATACGGCCAGAGACGTTACTCGGCACGGTGTCGTTTTGCAGATACGCTCCTGCTGTAGAGTTACCAGACCTCCCCCATGTGAAACCTGGTGAAGCAGATACGGCTGCCGTCGTATTAAGTTCGTCAATGGCGTCCTGAGCATTGGTTGATATTAATCCACTGACTGAGTTGTCATAAAAGATAGACCTTGCTACGGCGCTGACCCAATGTTTGACTTTACCTATCATGAGGCTTCCACCACTCTAACGTTCTGGCTGGCAGCGCTCGAAATCAGCCAAATGGTGATATTTGGCCCTACTTCCCAGACAGCTTCCTGTCCCTTGAAGATAGGCATCCCCGAAGTTGTAGTGACGGCGGCGCTAAAGCCCCAATACATCGTGACCGTACCGTTATTCAGAATGGATAGAGTTTTACGGTTTGCGTGATTGCTTCCCCCGACTCTAGCAGCCGCTGCAGAAGTACCTACAGTGATAGCTCCATTGACTCCAGCTGTGTCTAGCACGTCAGAGACTGCCAGATCACTATTAGAACTCACTTTTGCCTTATTGGCGGGAGTAGTTGTGTCCGCTATGACTATGACAGTGTTATCGTTACTGTCTGTGGCATTGGAGTCGAAAAAGGCATTAGCTTCTCCTTCTAGAGCTCCTTGTGGGCCGAGTAGCGGCTACAGGTTCTGGCGCAGTCGCTGGAACAGCCTGAGTAGCTGGTGCCGCGGCTTCTGCTTCGGCAGTCTTGAGCAAGTTGCTTAGCCAGCGATAAGCTTCTGCCATGGCAATTACTTCTACGCCTTCGAGCTCCATTTTAGCTCTTTTAAAGGCTGTGATTAGGTTCTGGATTTGGCTTACGTCTTTGTTAGTGAATTCCATTGTATCGCTCCAAATAAAAAAAAGGAGAACCCTGGCGGTTCTCCTTAATTTTATCAGAGCAAAAGGCTTACGCGAGCTCTAATACGCGGATATCGCCGTTAGCGCCAGAAGCGATTACGTATAGTGCCACAAACTCTCCTGCTTCGAGTTCCAAGGACGCACCCTTAGCGATAGTGAATCCAGTCGTCGTTAAGACGCCAGAGCCACCGATGTACACTGCACCACTAGAAGTGTTCTGGATGATCACGCGAGTACGACCGGCAAGGGTGGTCGCAACGATTACAGCAGCAGTAGCAGTCACGGCAGTCACAGTCGAAGAAACAGCACGGTTAGCGGCTTGGTTGATCAAAAGACGGCGATACATGTCAGAAACAGCGTTAGTTCTGTCACCGGCAGCAGAAACAGCCGACAAGGCAGCTCCGACGGCAACTGCGCCAATCTTGATAGGATTACCGGAGTCTACAGCGTCATCAGCAACGTTGCCTTCAACATCAAGAGCGCCAACAGACTGAGCGCCGATGTCGACGGTTACAGTGTTGGTAACGATCGAGGTGCTATACAAACGTCCGTTAGCGTCTACCTTAAACGCAGCATAGTCGCCGTCAGCGTCTGTCGAAGCAGCGAGGGTGTCCTGGCGTACCGCCAAAACAAACGCACCAATGTCAGCAGAAGCATGAGCACTATCTTCAGCGAAGTCGAAGCTCGAGCTGGACTGAATGGCAACGCGGAGCGCACCAGTAGAGTCGGTACTCAAAGGAATGTAGTCGCCGTCGGTTCCTGCTAATACAGAGCCAGCGTCGTTACGGACAGCTAAGCCCAAAGAGCCGAGCGCACCAGAAGCATGGGCGCTATCTTCAGCGTGGATGCCCCAGCTTGCAGCCGTTGCAGGGTCTACACTCAAGGTGCCAGAGCCAGAAATGTGAACGTCTAGAGACTGCTTCGCACCGTTAAGAGTGGAAGTCAGGGCGGTACCAGCGCCATCTTTCAGGTACACGCCTACTTCGTCGCTATCTGCAACGTCAGCTGGGTCGTAAATCAATTTGTCTTTCATCAAAGGCATTATGCATGTCTCCTTAGTGGGAATAGGTTCTGTCCTATTCTACAGGGACAATAGATTGGAGTGCTTTATTTTAGATGATTACTATGAAGATTAAGTCCAAGACAGTATCTCTGCTACTTGGTTATCTTTGTTAGATTGCATATAAAGTGTAAGAGTAGAAGCAAGCATCAAGTTCTCTTCCGTGAAGACACACCCTCTATTAACGGTAAGGAAACTCCCGCTCCCTATGCCGCCCAAGGCGAAGCTCATCTTAAAAGAAGCCTCTCCGCTACGAATTCTTATCAAAAATCTAACAGTATTTATCGGCAGGACGTGCGTATAAACAGAAGCACTAGAAGTCAGCGAAACTCCCGTAATCAGGGGATTCACTGCCACTAAAGAGCCTGTATTTGCCTCTATCTCATTAAGGCTAGCAATCTGAGTTGACTGGTTAACCGATGTAGCCAGCCCGGTGCCAGAAAGATTGAGGCTAGCAGGAGGAACTGAAGGGTTGCCCTTCCAATAGAGCGTAAATGGGGTACCACCATATACCGAACACGACAATTTGATGTATTCATATGATTGTGTGTCTATCAGAGCAAGATCGCTACCGACGACAACGCCCAAACTTGTCCAGTTCAAGCCGTCTAGAGTGCCTTCAGCTAATACCTGATTGCTTGCTCCAGCTCCTACGGTTTGAATACGTAAACTGCCGGTGCCTTCGTTATTCAGCTGAACAATGAAGCCAGACGCAGAGATATTGCCCTGATATTGGACGCCATAAAAATCAATGTTCGGCTGACCAGTACCGCCAACGAGTGACATAGTCTGTCTCCTCCTTTTCGCAAGTGCGGTCTAGCATTAACCCCAGGTGAACATTCTTAATTTCAGAGTCGTAGTCGGTGCAACGCCGCCTGGATAGTAGGCCCAGATTTCAAGCCCAGCTTCAAGCTGCATATTTAAGTGAAAAAGCTCTAAATTTAGGTTCTTACTTGCTCCAAGAGCGAGCCACGGCACCTTAGTCTTTGTCGTGTCTTCTGGATTCACAACCAGTAGCTGGATTTCAACGTTCAGGCCGTTGTCTAGGTTAAAAGCGTGTGAAGACTGATTCAATACGATTAATCTCACTGCTGTAGACGCATTTGCAGCTGATGCCAGCTCGGTTCCGGTGCGCTCGGCATACTGAGAACGGATATTCGTGCTATTGCCTTTAAAAAGTTTCATCATTGAAGCGTTCCCTTAATATTGTGGAGTCTGAATCCTGGCTTTATATATATCACTCATAGTAAACGCTTCACTACAGGCGACGCAACGGTTCGGCAGTCTGCTCTTCATGAAGAGTTTGCCACAGCCACAGTTCCAGCATCTGATTATAGTCGCTCCCTTAATCTCAGGCTCTGGTAAAGTAGCCAGTTCCTTCAGATCAGTCGCTAATTCAGACTTAGCGAGCAAGATCTGATGATTAGTAGGCTTGTTCCTAAATTGTTTACGGCCTATGACGTTTTTATACTTTTCTGGGAGTTCTGGGGTGCCAAAAGACTTATTCAAGTCCATTACAGGAAAGACTCGACACTCAGTGTTGGCAGGTTTTACCGTAAGAGAGATGTTCATGACCTTAGTCTCTTCTAATACGTTACCGTTTTTCCGGACAGTTCCGCCTTCTACGGAGAGGCCGACTGGATACTGAGGATGTTTGACGCTATATCTGATAAGAGCACCGGCCGCCGCTGCATTAGGATGCTCTGGTCCAGCTAGTTCACCGAATACGTATAAGAAAGGCTTCTGAACGAGGTTCCAGCATTTTAGCTGATACTGGTCGTCACAGTCTTTCTGGCTGAAAATCTTTTTAGAGAGGTGAATTCTGCCAAGAATTTGGAAGAACGTGTTACTTTCGTGTTCGTCATTAAAGAGCTTGATCTCAGAAATGTCCATACCTTGGAGACTAATGCGTTCTCCTGTGCGGTCTAGACTTTCCGTGGCTCCAATGCCATAAATTTGCATGATATAATCTCCGAATTAGGGCTTCCGGACGATTATATCTGCTTATGAGCCAATTAGTTAATGTTGTCTATGCTGATGCCAGACCTGTCTACCCCTACAATCTCACCATCCAGCTCGCATATGGTGTCTCTGCCTTCTGAGGCGAATGAGAATAGCTGTTTAGCTGACTCAGAGAACCTTTTACTGACCACACAACGCCCTGAGTCGGCTTCCACCAACCTTTGTTCCCATTGACGATCATAAAAGAGCCCAATCAAGGTTGCACCTTTGTTTGTGAGCATAGCAAGTTCTGCCAAAGTCTTAGCCTGTATGTCAGAAAGAAGCTCCTGCTGACATCTTTTAACGTTTTTCTCCACCAGCTCTTCAAAGTATTCTGGGTATTGGGTATCGATGACTAGGTTAGTTCTGTCTAGAAGCTTCATTACCTCGTTCAACAGGGACCCCGTAACACCTTGCTCAATAAGGTCGTCAATAACCAGGGTATGGCCTGCGGTTTGAATTTCCTTGATGATAGCGCCAACAATGTTTTCCGCTGTTTTGGAATAACTCATTTACGTCCGCCACTACTCATCTTCTTTTTAGACTTGTTTCTGTGCACACGTTCTGAGTCGTAAGATGGTTCCTTTTCCTTTTCTTCGTAAGAAGTGTCTCTAGTTACAGGAGTCCAGTTGTTCTTTTCCTTGGTTGGAGCAGAAGGAGGAGCACGTTTCTCTATTTCTTTGAAATGAGCGCCAGCTAGACGAGCAATGTGGTCCTTTTCAGATTGAACACACTTTTCATCTTCTGCGTACTTGTCTCTAGTGATTGGCTTCAGTATATGGACCACACCATTATGAGTAGACAGGCCCCTGGTACTAGTCATCAGAGTCTCGAGAGACCAGCCAAGCTTAGGCGGGAAGTCGAAGTCTTTAGAGTGGCCTTCTACTTCTATGGTCGCTACGTTTTCTTCGAATCTCGTGATTACGCCAAAGAATTCCGCTTCTTCTTGGAGAAACTCAGTATTGAGAATACGCTCTTCTATTTCGTCTATCTCGTACGCCCAGAGGACCTTACTGGCTTTACTCATCTTGGCGATGAAAACTCTAGGGGTGTCGGGGTATAAAAGATTGTGGTGAACAAGGAACAGTTCATATCGGTCAGCTTTATGGCTCACAGGTAGGGCCTCCATTAGTAGTTCAGCTCCCATTCTCTAATATTGCGGTAACGAATGCGGCTCTCTGCCCTTGATCACTCTAATAACATGTACTTAGTTCTAAGGTGTTCGTAAGGATATTCTTATTATGCCCGAGTTTGCCTAAATCGACAAGCAACCAGTGTCTGTTTGCGGGGAAAATAGTTCTTATACGAGGTAACGATAAATGTCTAAGCCACCACATTCATTAACGGGTCTAAAATTACCGACCGACCAGCCACAGATATCAGCGGGATTGCATCCGCTTGGCCCAATCGCCCCTGCTGGGATTTTTAGCACAGACGCTCACGAATCAGAAATCAAGACTAAGGGCATGCCAGCAATTCATTGGCGTCACGCTCTTAATCCAAACAGAACAACGATAGAAGGCGGGGTAGACCTGAGCCAGTCCGCTGACATCAACGGCTACAACCTATACGACCCCAGACCGTTTTATATAGTCCCTACCAATCAGAACTGGGAAGACACATTTGTCACTCAAGGACTGTACGGCAAGCACTCGGCTAGTATCTTGCATACGGGCTACTATGATGACCCTCTGCGTACCAGAGTCTACCTGCGTCCGAATGACATCATCCTGGTGAATAACGGCCTGACTGTAATGATTACCGAAATGGTGGAGTATAAGCCTGCTGGACTCATGAGACTTAAGTTTCCGATTGTAAGTATCGATTACATGGCAAACGGCCAGAATGTACGCTTTGAAGAGGGTTCAGACTTTATCATCCAGGACGGTATGCTTGAATGGGTTGGACAAAACAGACCTACTTGGGACACTTCCAAAGCTCGTGGAGAGCCTCTCAGTGTGGTCTATTGGACCTATCCTTACTACATGGTAGCCGCCACTCCGAGAGTGTTCAGGACGGTCTATACGAATGCTTCTGGCAACGCAGCTCTACCTTCAGTACCTACGTATCTACCTGGCTCTGCTATCGTGCAAATGCTATGGCTAGAGGATGCTGGGTCAATAAGTATTCCAAATTGGCCTAGAGAAAAGAACCCACTCAATAAGACTAATAACACGAGGTCATAAACTATGGATCCGCTTACTCAAATGGAACAGGCTCCCCGTATTCTGGGGATGAGAGCGTATATGGTTAACGAGAAGCCAGTGCTCTACGGGTACGAAGATGAAGAGCAATGCTACTCTTTACATGACAAGCAATGGACGCCTAAGCCCTCATATGTCGGCGCATTCACTAGTCGTGAGCTCCTGCCTTTAGACTTGGCAGAAATCATCATGCACGACTTACTAAGCCTGGAGGACTTTGTTGCTCTAAAGAGTAAGAACCTCATTCCTGGAGAGCTAGACCTGCTTTATCAAAAGATTCAGATACTCAAGAACGAAGTGCAGAAGCTTAAGGCTGTCATGCAAGCAGAGCCTGTCGCTAAGAGCTCTGAGGAGGCAGAACAGCCGCTTGGTACGCCAACCTCTAACGTAATGAATATGATCCTGGAGCTCATCAAAGCTGGCGTTGCGAGCCAGTCCGTATTTGAGCAGATGAAGTCCGGTGCCAGTGGGCTCAGCCAACAGGAAAAGGACATCATTGAACTTATCAGCAGACATTTTGGCCTGGAGGTAAAGAATGAAAAACAGCCTAAATCTACTTAAATCCATGAAACTACAAAAGGACAGACCTCCTATTAGGATCCCTGCTCTTGAACAGAGAACTGACCAGCCACAGAACGCTGGTCAGTTCTCTCTGAAAAACAAGACACCATACGCCACTGAAACTAGAACTCAAGGCGATGCTCGCTCCAGTATGATCTGGGGCTCTAATGCAGCAGGAGCTGGCAACCTAGGGGGCGCTAGCATCGGCGCTCAAGGAGGAAGAGCCTACGTAGACGGAGAGGTCATTAACCAGAAGCCTCACTCTCCAGAGCACTTTCATAATGTATCGAATCATGAAGCTCAGCATCAAGTCTTTGATCAATCCATTGAAGCTGGCAACTTTAAGACTAGAGCTAAAACGCAAACAGGAATGCACGCTCAATTAGCGTCTGCGCTTATAGACAAAGCCGATCTTAATCCTAGAGAAATGGCCTTGCTGTATCATCACACTGCTACTCTCGGATACCATCCTATTAAGGATCCAGATGAAATGGTGTCCAATCTAGTTGGCTCGATGAATGGCGGCTACGCTAAGCGCTTTGAGCGTTTCAAGAACGCCAATGCCGGTGACTTCAAGCTGCCTTCTCATGAGAATTTCTTTACGTATTCCGCTGGGCTTAAACAGATTTACAACAAGATTAAGGGAGCCGCCGAGAGCTACAAGGAAGGTGATCAAGTCAAGGGGATTAACCCTAAGAAGCTTGCAGAGAAGTATGGGATCTCCCGGCCATATGACATAAAACACTCTTGGCATAACCACCTAAGCTCTTACGAACCTGAAAAGTACTCTTGGAAGATCAATAGTCAAAATCACCGTCCTGCTGTCCAGACTCTTGAGAATATGCGCTCTGCTTCTGAGAAGAAGAAGACTGCTGGTGGTTTTGATGGATATAGGGGAGTCGATGAAAAAGTACGCCAAAAACAGTAACGTTACTTCACAGTTGCCTTTGAAATACGTAAGAGAGTAAGAAGAAGAGAAAACGGGGATAGTAAATGGACAAACTCGACCTCGCAAAAATAGCGGAGCTACAGAAAGACCTAGAAGCAGTCCTGGCGACAGCCGCAGAAGCAGCTGAAGAAGCCACTCGAGCAGCCATAACGTCCATAATTACCCAAAATGTGGAACCTGGGCTCAGAGACGCCTATAAGGAGGCTTTCAAGGTCTACCTGGAAGGTGCCGAGGTATTTGTCGCCTTTGCCACATCCAACCAAAAGATCCTCTCAATAGAAAAGGGAATCCCTAGCTACAGCATCAAAGAAAAGATGCTGGTTCGTGGGCGTAAGGGAGTGAAGACTAGTAAGGCTGGAGATCTATACAGAACTGTACCTCTGCCTAAAGACCTCTCTAAGGGTCCATCTGGAGTCAAGGGAGTGCGTAACCAGGAAGTGCAACAAGAAGTCCATGAAATACTAAAGAACGCTAAGTTCAGCTTTAAAGCCGCTTTCAATAGAGGCAAGACTTACAACGTGGTAGATAAGTCAGACGTTGGTGGCCTGTTACGAGTGAGAGAGTTTGATTCCAAGGCCTCCTACTTGAGTGGAGATGCTCCCAAGAAGACTGGTGGCGTCCTCTTCAGGACAATGTCCACTAAACCTGGCTCGGCCTCGTGGCAGCATCCAGGGTTTGAAGGAAAGCACTTGCTGAAACACATACAAGAATGGCAAACTGAAAATGAAGTCCTCATATTCAACCAAGTTGTCAATTCGCTAATGGAGATGTACTTCCAATGATCATACTGCCTCACTTAACCGTACTCAAAGACCTCAAAGCCCGAATTGACTTATTACGTCGTAGACCCGACCACTTAACGTTCCTGCTTGACGGCTACAACTCCGATGCTCTTGAAGGAGTGTTTGGAGCTAAGTACGTGGACCAGGCTATTGAGTGGCTTGAGAAAAACGACTTCCAATATGTGACTGGCTATCGACTGGATAGTGCTAAACTCCCTAACATTGCTGTCGTCTATGAAGGCGGTAAGGAGACTGAACAGTTCTTGGGAGACTACGGCTCTATGAGATATCAGGCCATTGAACCAAAGGAATACGCCAGGTTCAAGATTGGATATCTAGACGATAATGGCAATCCTACGGTGTCTTCAAGATTACAGCTAGATACAAAGATTTGGCGGTCTTTAGTTATGACCAACGGGACAGTAAGTAGGATAATCAAAGGGTTCGATAAAACAGATAGTCGAGTAATGACTATACTTTTGGATGAAGCTTTGCCAGAAGACGCTGCATTGCATGAATGGAGAGTCGTTTCAAGCGTCAACCAAAAGAACTATGTTATAGGCTCGAGCATGGATTCAGTGGCTATAAAGGTCTACTTGACAGTTGCCGGGGATCCAGAGCTTTGCGAGATGCTCAGTACGATAGTTCGGTACTGTTTAAAGCAAAGCCGGTTAGCTCTTGCGAATAGTGGGCTAGAAAACTCTACCTTCCATCACGGAGCCTTAGCTAGGTCGGCAGACCATGATGAACAGAATATCTGGGTTATGGAATTTATGATCAGAGGTTCTTTGATAGATCAGTGGATAATTTCTGAAAGCCAGGCGCCCGATAGACACAGTCTAGAAGTGTCGGCTAGCTCAGAGGGATCCGAAAGCGTAATTATCAGCAGTAGTTAGGAGACGTGTTATCGTGTTAGAGAATAATATTATCTGGATAGCGGATAATTCAGACTCTTTAGAAGGCTTCCAAGCCTTTTACAGTCGTTTCAACTCGCTGATCAAAAATCCACGAATACCTTGGATTTTAGTCAACCTATGTAGTGGATGTTCTAGTGATGCCAGTTACAGCGATGCTGTTCTGGAGATGCTCATTAACTCCCCTAAGCCCATAAAGACTCAGATCATCACCGCTGCAGAATCATTTGGTATCCTGTTTGCTTGTGTCGGTGAAGAGCGTGTGGCTTGGCCTAAAGCTAGATTCATGCACCATAGCTTCCACTTAGACTTTGGCGGTTCTGTGAGCCTAGAGAAGCTTCAAAAAGAGCTGAAGTCGGTAGAAACAGACGAGCAGGCTGCTATGGAATATCTAAGAAGCAGGATGGGAGATGAATCATACTCTCGCTTTGTTAAGGAATTTAAGAAGAAGAACGGTGCTGATTTCTACTTTGACGCCAAGAAAGCTGTAGAATTCAATATCGTGCAATCTATAGGGTCTATAGAGCCGTTTTATATCGAAGGAGACGCAAATGAGTAAGAAGAAGTATCAACACACCAATCCCACTGAAGCAGAGATTTCCGAAGAAGCTCTCATGGAATCTGAATGGGTCTTGCCTGAAGAACCAGCAGAGATCCTAGAGGCTACCGTTGCAGTCGTAGAGGAACCTTCTTTAGCTATTGAGCAAGTTGCAGTGTCCTTAGTGAAGGGGTTTCGTAGCCATCATTTACCGGGAATATTAGCGTTCGCACGCTCCAATGGACTCAAAGTAGTCGGCTCAATTGCTGAAATGTCTGACGTTCTTAGGGCCTATGGATATAAAATTTGAGCCTATCCTGCTTACTCGCTGCTATAATGGCCGCATATACCTAACGGGTAGACCAATTTAACTTCTATGAAGGGCATTCCTCATGACAATTGCTGCCGTAATAAACGGATCAAGAGTAGTGGTTCCCAGTGTTCGCAGCAGCGTCACTGTGGAAGACAATCTCGCTAACGTAGCTCCTGGTGCACGTAATATCGTAATCCTCGGCGAATCTCTCAAAGGCGTGCCTGGTTCTGAGCTGGACATTAGCAACGTCTTCTTCAATGACTATCAGAGCGTAAAAGCTTTCTACGGGAGCGGTCCTATTGTGGACTCCGCTCGTATGATCTTTTCAAACCAAGCTTCTCCTGTTTTCACTGGTTCGATTGGTAGGCTCTATGTCTATAAGACAAACAGCTCCACTCGCTCTGAAAAGGCTTTGCTCGCCAGCGCTGCTGCTTATGCAAGCATCGTGGCTGCTGAGTACGGCGAAGAAGGCAACCTCATCAGCGCTCAAATAAAGACTGGCACTGCTGAAATCAAACCTACCTTCACTGCAAGCTGGTTGATGCGTGATCAGTCAAGTACCTTCTACGTTCGTGCTTCTGGCGGTGTTGAACGCACCATCACAGTCGCTGCTGAAGCTCTTCCTTCTGCAATCGTAACTTCCATCAACGCGAACGCTGAGTTCAATTCTTCTGGCGGTGTTTTGAGAGCAGTTATCAGCGCAGGACAAGTGACATCTGCTGACGAACTCGCTGTGACTATCAGCGGACAAGAAATTACAATTCTTCCTAAATTGACGGGTGGTGGATCTGCTTCTACGTTCCAGGGTGCAGACATTGCATCTGTAGCAGTTGGCGAAATCCTCTATATCCCTCTTGCTTCCGCAATCAAAGGTGCTTCTAACGAAAACGTCGGTGCTTATGTAATCACTGCGGTTTCTACGACACAAATCAAAGCTCTTAAGCTCAGCCACACCGCTTCTGGCGTTGAAGTCGCTTACGTTGCTCCAGTCGCAGTCTCTTCAGTGGTTCTCGCTGGTGTTCAGACCGCTGTTGCTTCTGCTGAATTAATGGTTTTTAGCCCAATCACAATCTCTGTTAAATCTAACCACACGACTGCCATTGGTACTGGTGAAAGCTTGGAAGTCTACATGGCTTCTGGAGGCAATAACCTCGCTCAACGCTTCTGGTCTAACACGCTCTTGAATCCTGTATCCGCTACCGCTGCCCTCTCGGCTAGCGTGGCTCTCAGTGTTTCAAGTGGAATTGGGTCCTTCTCGATTACCTCTGGCTCGTTCCAGAATCTACCAAGCGCAGGCGCTGTTCTCTGGGTTAAGCCTGGAAGCATCCTTGCTGGAGCATCTCAAGAAAACGTTGGAGCATGGATTGTTACTTCGGCTGGTTCGACTAGCATCGTGGCTACCAAGGTTGTAGGAGCAGGAGCTTCTGTATCTTCGGTCTCTGCAACTGAAACAGCATTCCAAATTCAATCTGCAATTGCCTCTACGGCTTCTGGAGCCAAACTCCATACATCGGCTGCTGAGCGTAAAGTGATCCTCGAATCTAGCCGTCAATCTGATGGCCTAAGCTTCCCTGCTGAGAGCATCGGTGGACGTGTTGTTCTGGAAGTCAGCTACGCTGGCTCTGCTGCAACTCTCTCTATCAGCAAAGCAGGAATGCTCACGACTTCCATCACTGGCGGTTCGGGTGCAGACCTCTCGATCAATCTAGCTCAGTTCGCTACCATGGGTGATCTGCTTGCTTATATCAACACCAAGACTGGCTACGCTGCTAAGGTCTCTGACAACCGCTTCAAAAGCCTTGCTCCTAAGCTCGTGTTAGACCAAGTAAGTGCCGTTACCATCTGTTCTGGTCACAGTGTTGCTTCCTATGCAGGACGCATAAAAGCTGACTACTACGACTTTAAGTCTACTGTCGACAACAACTTCGGTCTGTTGGCGTTCAGGGTTAGTGACGCTCTCTTGCTCAAAGCTGGTCTCCCTGACACCGAAACTCTGCCTTCCTTCTTGGCGGGCGGCTCTATCGGATCTACTAATAACGCTGCAATCGCAAGTGGCTTAGACGCTGCCCTTAAGATTGAAGTTACTCAGGTAGTTCCTCTGTTTAGCCGCGACGCTGCAGAAGATATCACTGACGGTTTGACAGATTCTTCTTCGAACTATACGATTGACTCGATCAATGCTTCGATTAAGTCACATGTCGCTACTGCGAACACTGTCGCTTACCAGAAGGAAAGATTTGGAGTTGTTAGTATCCATGGCTCTTTCTCTACTTCCAAACAAAAAGCTTCTGAACTCAGCCATGAGCGTGTTCAAGTTGCATTTCAACAGGTTAGAGCAGTAGCTTCTGATGGTAACATCAAGTGGTTCTTGCCTTGGATGTTTGCTTCCGCTTTTGCTGCTGGTCGCGTTCAGGCTCAGCTCGGTACTTCTATGCTCCGTAAGAGCTTCCAGGTCGCTAGCGTCAAACACGTTGGTGCTCTCAGCTTGTTCTCGGATGTGTTTGTTCCTGACTTTGATCCAGATACCAAAGACCTCGACGAAGCTATTGAGTCTGGACTTCTTGTTCTCCGTCCCGTAACTGGGTTTGGCGTTCGCTTGGAAAGCCCCGACCTCTCTAGCCGTTCTAGAGATAACGACCCTAAGGCTTGGGTTTACGAGCGCGTAAACGTTCAGTTCGTTCTTGATGAAGTAGTTAAGACTTTGCGTTCAACCTTGGATAACTACATTGGTTCTAGGACCACTGATGTTTCTCCTGCGGTTATCCGTAAGGCTCTTGGCGATGTTCTTGGGAACTTCCTGAGCAATGGCTCGCTTAAGGCTTTCTCGATTGACGCTCTCTCTTTAGTCGGTAACACCTACAAGTGCTCGGTCAGTGTATTCCCTGTGGAAGCCGTTGAATTTCTTGAACTGAATGTACTCTCCCGTAGAGACGTTGGTTAAGGCTTCCTCGTTCCTACTAACTAAAGAGCCCGGTTAATTCTGGGCTTTTTCGTCTTTATTACTCAGTTTTAGTTCCCTCACAAATACATCTTGCACTATGATAAAATTAGTATAGCGATATTACCTTTTTAAGAGGTCCAGTGTGTCTAACAACAACAAACCACCAAATCAAATAAAGCCTCAGTACAAGCAGATCCAGTCAGTTCGTTCTTCTAACAGTTCATTCTTGCCTGATGATAAGCTCGCCTGCTTTAACGTTGGTCGTCCTGAAGATATGCCAGAACATATTTGGAATCAAGCTAAAGAGACTGCGGAGAAGGTAGGAATCAGGCTGCCTCAGCAAGTGGAACAAGCGGCCTTCTACTGGTATTACATGGGAGCAGATTGGGATGAAATAGCTGACAAGCTCAGTATCCCTCTTGGCCTCTTGGCCTACTCAGCAATCTTCTATGACTGGTCTACTCGTCGTAGACAGATGAAGAGCGTTCGTGCGGGCGACAAGATCACACGCTCAGATGCTGCTCAGATCGACTTGCTCACAGACATCATGGTAGTCACTACCGCTCTGTATAAGCAGCAGATTGCTCAGGTCGTTAAGGACCCTAGTACCGCGAAAGACTGTGCCCTTATTCCTAAGAATTTTAAAGACTTGATGACCCTTTCGCAAATGCTGATGTCATTACAGACTAAGGAAATAGAGTTAGGCAATAGACCGGCAGCGACGGCTTTGACTGTGAACATTGCTAATCTCCCAAGCGGAGGTCAAAATCGCTCTACATCTTATATCGATGGACAAACTGTAGACCTATTGCAAGAGCCTACTGAAGATGAAAAACTAAAGATATTACGTTTACTTGAAGAGGCTCAAAAAATATGATTTCAGAACTATATCGTCATTGGCCAAAGTACCAGGCCTTGCCTTCCCAGGAATTCAAGGACGTTGCTCTAGATAGTTCTATTGAGAGTCAGCTATGGGAATGGGTTATTGAGCGCATGAGCATCTACCATAAGAAGGCAGCAGGGTTGCCTTTCCCATGGACTGAAGATGAGCTCCTGAAGAAGAATCACTTCACTCATCCGTACCGCGAGCTAGACAAGACTACAATTGCCTTGCATAAGCTGATTATGCCAGTAGCCGAAGACCTCGAATTAACCCTCTTGAACTTCGCTTATTTCAGGTGGGTAGGTTTACCCCAAATAGTGGATCAGATAGGTCTCTTGAGCTTCGATGAGGCTCATTTGAAGCAGTGTTGGGAGAAGTTTAACACCATTGAAGGTGTCCGGTTTACTTCTGCCTATAACTCGGCAATAGCCGGTATCCTTAGCACAGGCTGCAAGGACAGGCAAGAGTTCATCTTCAAGCATCTGCCATCAGTGATTCCTGCTCTAGCTAAGGTCTTGACAGAACAGAAAGAAGCCGACCTCCAAGAGCTCACAGAGATCATGGCTCCAATGTTTGGCTTTAATGCTCGATTCATGTGTGTGGAAATCTTAATGGACATGGGATACCAGTTCCCAGAACTCATTGACGAAAACAAAGGCATGTTCATTGGTCCAGGAGCGGTTCCTTCTATCAAGCTACTAAACCCTAAAGCTGACACACAGTCTGTTCTCAAAACTCTGTATAAGAATCAGCCAGTGTCGGATATTCCTTACCTTAAGGTTAATGGCGAGAATGTTCTCTTGACCGTAGCAAACCTAGAAGGCGTCTGCTGTGAGTTCAGAAAATATTATAACTTGAAAAACTCTATGGGGCTAAAGGGCGAAAAGCCTCGCATTAGACTATATAAAAGATAAGAGCTGATTATGGAAAGAACTCAGGAAGAGATACAAACCGGCATAGACGAAATCTACCTCAAGCAGTTATTCTCTCTATGCAGGAGTAAGGCCGAGCTTAAGCAATGGATTAAGACATTCTTAAAGATCGACTTACCAGATTACACCGTAGACCCTAACTCGAACTCAAACCCCTTAGAGTTCATTTGGGACGTTTACGAAGCAGCGATGTTAGGAGATCCTAACAGGACGACCTTTGTAGTTGCAGCGTCAAGAAACTCGATGAAAACGCTTAGTTCCGCCATTTTAGAGTTCATCTTAATGCTACATTTTGGGCGTGATATCGTCCATATGTCGGCAATTCTTGACCAGTCTCTAGCCTCTGTACGCTACCTGAGTAAATTCCTCCAGCTTCCCGCCATGCAGCGATACAGCAAAGTGGATAATCAGAGGGCCAAAGAGCTCCATGGGATGCCAACTGCGCCTCATAAGCCATCAGACACGGCAAAACTCCTGGTAATCGTGGCCACTGCAAAATCTGCAAACGCCCAACGTGCAAACGCTCTTTTCTTTGATGAATTAGATTTAATTGACCCGCAAATCCTCTCTGAGGCATCGTTTATTGCCGACCCTGACAAAACAGGTAAGCCGCCTATCTTTGTGTACTTGTCTTCCCGTAAGTCTGCTTCTGGTCCTATTCAGAGGAAGATAGACGAATCAAAAGACAGTAAAAATAGCGTCAGACTGCATACGTGGTCTGCTCTCGACTTTATGAAGAAATGTCCTCCAGCTATCCATAAGCCGGAAGAGCCAAGAGTGCCGATTTTCCTAAACTTGGAAACTCTTGAAATTAAAGATACAGAAGAAATGGCATTTGTTTCTCCTGGTCACAAAGAAGCGTATGAAGAAGTGAACGCTTACGCTGGATGCGTAGGATGTACGGCATTCGTAGTATGTCAAGCTAGATCTCCTGGGCAGAATTCGACTAGTCCTGCGTTACGCGATATTTCGTTCATTGGCGCCACCCTTCGTAACGTTGGCGATGCAGATAAAATTAACGCCCAGCTACTCAACTTAAAGCCTGAGTCTTCTGGTACCGTGTTTGCGAAATTCAATAGACGTCAACACATTAAGAGCGTAAACGAAGCTTGGGAGTACGCCTTTGGTGTCCCAGCTGACAGGCCAGTGTTTAAGGAAGAGCTTATCAGAGAGCTCAGGAGTGTAGGCTGGCGCTTACATTGCGGAGTTGACTTTGGTTGGATTGACATCGCCACTGGCGTCTTAATCGCTTATGAAAAATCTACCGAAAAGGTCATTGTGCTGCATTGTGAGTACAGTCCCGGACTTTCGAATCCAGACTGGCTGGCTTACGTGAAGGAGAGGATTTACGAGCCATACGGCTTTGACCTACTATGTCCAGATACTGCAGATAAGTCCTCACCATCCGTATCGGCAAGAATGGGGATGCCAGCACGTTCTAGCAAACCTGCTCGAATTGAGACTGGTGTGAGCTGGCTGCGTACTCGAATCTGGAATGCCTCTAAGCAAGAAGCGCAGCTTATTGTATTAGATGATCCTTCTAACCATTACTTAGTGAAAAGCTTTGAGAGCTGGCAGTATCTGCGCTTGCCAATGGGATTCGACTATACCCGGTTTGCAGATGACGAATGGACTCACCATTTAGATGCGTTGCGCTACGCCATTGATCCGTTTATTATGAACCATTCAGCAGTGCTGAGTGCTAATCAGTCCGAGCCTGCTCGGCGGACAGTCATCAGCGGAGATACTGTTGAAAAGCAGAAATACGAGCTCAAGAAACTAATGTCCGAACACTGGCGAACAGAGTTCGGCGTAGACCTAGAGGAACCGACAGAAGATGGTGCTCAGGTTAAAACAGGAAACGTTATATTTTCTTTCTAATGGAGATGGTAAATGTCATTATTGAATTTTTACTTCGGTCGTGTCAGCTACCAGGACACTTACGCCACCAGTAACCCTCAGCAACGTAGCTTTGACTTCTTGACTAAGCGTGAAGGCGTAGAGGTCTCTTATCCAGTCAGTAGTAGCAAGATTATCCAGCCAGGAGAATCAGTTCTCCTGGACTCAACGGCTCGTACTCTAGCCGCTAACATGTCCACTTCTGAATTCGTCATCGGCAGGCCTAGCGCTCTGAGCGATGCAGCCAGACTCCGTCATACAGGCACAGGCACAGCTCCGGCTTTCAGGGCTCTCCGGACACCTGGGCATGATGCCACTAGCGTTCTTACTATCACTGAACTCTCTGGCACAGCAGCCCTCATGACTAGCTCCTCGGGCACTGTCTGCAGCTTCATTGCAGGCGGAGTAGTTGTCGGTGACGAGCTTTATATCCAACCTACAGACGACTCCTTCACTTCCCCTTTTAACGTAAATTCTGCAGGAAAATACCAGATTATTGGAGTAACAGCTACGAGCATCACGGTACGCCATCCTGGAAACATCGTGGCGGAAAGCGTGACTCTCGGTTCGGGCTTTGCTTCTGCATTCAGAGTGTTTAGCACTTCTGGAGTTAAGATTGGAGACAAGATTAAATTCAACGCCTCTGGCCTCAACTCAGAAAACAGAGCCAACATTGTGGAAGTGTTAGAAGTTACCGATAGGGACTTGCATTTCATCAACTATCAAGCAGTACCTGAGACAGTCGTTAGTGGGACTGCAGTACCATTCAGTATCTACGACAGGCTTATCAACTTCTTAGTAGTTGAAGCTAATGGTCCTATTGGCCTCGTGTTTAATGGTGGTTCAGAAGTCCTTAAGCTTCATGAGCATTCTCCAGGTCAGGCTCTGTTTGCGGCTACGGTGCAGGCCACTTCCGTGACGGCAGTGAACTCAACGTCCTCTCCAATTGCCGTCAATCTTCAAAGCTGTACGCTGTAAGGAGTTACTGAAATGGGATTATTCGATAGGTTCAAGAAAACAAAGGAACCGGCTCACATAGAGATCGGCTTATCTGGAGATGATCTAGAAAAGTCAGTCAAGCCAGTTCCTAACACTTCCTTCCTTGATCAGCAGATTGATAAAAGTAAGGCGATTTTCAGCCTTGACAGCAAGAGTGTCAATGTAGATAACATCTATCAGAAGAAGGGGCGTCTACAGGACAAAGACCTTCGCGAGCTCTCACAGTATGACAGCATCATTAGCTTGATTGTCAACACCAGAGCCGAGCAATCGAGCGTCTTTGGTCGCAAGTCTCGCAGTAAATACGATAGAGGCTTTATCCTTCGTGAGCGTATTCCTATTCAGGAAGACATGTACACCAAGAGTGAGGATCGCGAGCAAGAAGCCCGTAGTCGTACAGAACTATCTAATCATATTTGTAAGTGGGTCCAGACTTGTGGAACGGCAAACCGCTTTGTAGTTGACTATGCCTTCAGTGGTTCTGACAGTTTCTTCAAGGAATGCTCTCTGTCAGAGTTCTTGGCAGCTCAGTCGCGTAACTTGATTGTATTCGGTAGATGTGCGACACAGATTATCAGAAATAACGCTGGCGTCCCTATCATGTTCAGGCCTGTTCCTGTTGAGAGCCTTTTTAGGGTAATTGACCAGCGCATTGTGTCTATCTCTGGCTCTGACAGAGACGTAAGCCAGCAAGCCGTTTTAGACGCAGATGAATACGCTGCCATCGAAAAAGGTAGGCGTCCAATTGCCTACGTTCAACGTATGGACGGCAAGAACGTAAGCTTCTTCACTGACCAAGACATCATCTTGACTTATCATCAGAAGCAGGCATATGAGAACTTGGACGGCTATCCTTTAGCGCCAATTGAGCAAGCGACTTACATGATTGGCTTGCACTTTCATGCTCAAAACTTTATGCAAAACTCCATGACCAAGGGTTTAGCCTCTAAAGGGATCATTAGCCTAAAGACTCCAGACGGTGGCGTCGTGAGCCCCGAACAGTCTGAGCATTTTCGCAAGATGTTCAGCAACTATGTCGCTCGCAACGATAACTCGGCCACAATTCCCGTTATTTCAGGCCCAATTGACGTTAATTTCATAGAACTGAACGCCACTGTCCATGATTTAGAGTTTTTGAACCTCTATAACAAAGCAATCATGATTTTGTGCTCCAGTTTCCAGATTAGCCCCCAGGAAATCGGCTTTGGCAACTTAGATTCAGCCCAACCTTCTCTTGGAGACTCCTCTAAGCAGGATCAGATCGTTCAAGGCGAAGAAAGAGGCCTAAGGCAGATTATTGAGAAGCTTTTTGCGGTTTTGAACAAGGTAATTCACGAAACTTTTGCAGAATCTGCTGGAATGTTCGAGTTCGAGGCAATCGGCTTAGGACAAAACACTCGTGAAGCTGATTTGGCTGTTTACAAAGAAGAATTACAGACGACTGGTACGTTCGGCAAGCTGTGGGCGGACTCTGAGCGCGTAGAAGCCTTCCCTTTTGGTGGAAATGTGCCTACCAGCCCACTTTTTGTCAATTCAGTGGCTAAATTCATGACCTACGGTCACATGATGTACTACTTTTTTGGGGTCAAAGACGCTCTTGACAAGCCAGAATACGATTTCTTGCTTGACGTAGGCCTTGATCAGGCTTACCAGAACATGAAATTCGGTGTTGTGAAGATGCAGGCTGAACAATTGCAGATCCAGACTGAACAGCTTAGGCTGCAGCTCGAAATGACCAAGCAGCAGATGCAACAAATGCCTGTTCAGGCTGAAATGGAGCAAGCTCAGGCCGAACAACAGATGGGAATGGATCAACAAGCCCAGCAGCAGGAAACTGTAGAGAAGTCTACAGAGACTAAACAGAAGGCAATGGAGTTTTTACAACGCTATAAGACAGAAAAAGAGCAAAAAGCTCAAGAAGCGCCTAAAACACTCTCAGAATTGTTCAATAATCCGGTTTAATGCCTTGTTTGTTCTTAAGCCTTTGATGAAAATCACTCTTAAGAACAAACTTGGAGGTTCAGATGACCGATAACAACGTAGTAGACTTCAGAAAACGTAAGCGAGAAAAGACCCTCAAGATCGCCAGTAAACAAGAAGCTAAGCCCCCAAAGTTCGATATCACAATTGCAAAGCAAATGATTGCCTCAGACCCTTCTTTACAGAAGGTTGTCAAAGATCTTGGCATTTCTACGGACACTGGCGCTACTTGGATCATGATCGTGCAGGAGCTGCTTCAGAAAATTGAAGCCAGCGTCTACGAAGCACACGAAAGTTCCGGATTTAGCCCTATTTTCGCCACTCTAGTAGTTCAGACCCTAGCTGACGCCTCCTCAGACGAGCTCACAAGCCTCGGCTTTTGCGGTGATATCAAGTTAAAAGAGTTCGACAGATGTAAAAAGAAGGCAGCTCAGTCAATTATTTCAGCTTTGCACATGGACGAACTATCTAACGACCCCTCAGACGACGAATTCTCACCATTTTAAGGAGATCGAAATGGAAAACACAGAAGTAGATTCAAATGAAGTGCTTGAAAAATTCTTAGCTCAGTTTGATCAATTAATCAAGAACTCAGAAGCATCACATATCAAGTCTTTAGAGCTCGAAGGACGCCTCTTTGAGCTTGAAAAGGCTGTCGGTTACCTGCTGTCTAAAGACGTCGAGTGGATGGCAGGCTATCAAGCGGCCATGGCTAAGGAAGGAGAACAACATGAGCAAGCCAGCGGGTTCGTCGCTCCCCAAGAATAAGGTCGAGGTCGATCGTTTCAAGGATTGTTGTCCTCGCAAACTCGAGAAACTACCAGACGCTATCTGTCCATTTGGGCTCCAAAGAGCTCGTTGGACTAGAGATAACGCCGGGTACCTTCCATTTCAAGAAAAAATAGCTTCAGGCTGTACGTGGGGGATTCTCACTGAGGATAAGCATAGCTACTGTTTCTTTAAGCTCATGGCTCTGACTGATGGTCAAGCGTTTTCTGAGCAGGAAATGGCTTTGCTGCTAGGTCTCTCTAAGGAGCAGATAAAGAAAATACAGGAAACTGCCATCAAGAAACTCATCAAAGAGCCTTTAATTATAGAATTAAAGGCTCTGCATAAAGAAGGCGGGCTCTTTGATGATGTACCAGACATTTCTGATCAGGATATTTATTTTTCTGATGGGTTTTCTGCAGATGGGGTAAGTAAAGACGGGGAAGTGGAAGACAGTGCATCTGTTTTAGCTGAAACCGTAGCTCAGAAGCCTTCTAAATCCCGCCAAAAGCCCTGAGCAGGTTCTTGAATTTACGAGCACTGGGACCTTTCCTCAGCACCACGACCTGTTTCAAATCTGAATCATACCTACCAAGTTTCCCTCTCAAGAGAGTAGAGGGAAACTCTCCAAACGTCTTGAAGCAAAGAACAAAAAACCTCAAATAATTCCATATGCTCAGATTGAGCACCACGAGGTAATTGTTCTTATGATGCAACACGATTGCTTGCTTATAAGCCAGACGAATTGCTTCTTGAGTCTGAGCAGCAGCGTACTGTTGACGCAGCAGGCCCTTTTCATCTACAGCTCCAAGAATGGATTTCTTGTTTAGAAGGTATTTAGACATTTCGACTACGTTGTTGGCGCTCATTGGTTTGCCTCTTACGATGGAACTACTACGGAATTAAAGAGAGTGTCTAGAGTGTCAAGGAACTCGGCGCTACGAAGTACATTGCTAGATGGCAACGGGATACTCTTGGACAAACCTGCCCCTGACTTGAATTCAAAGTTAAAGGCGAGCTCAGCAAACTCCTTGGGATCATCCACGAACTTATGGATTTGTCCCAATTCATTCGCATCCAGCTTAGGATGCTCTTCAGTCTGTTCAATGGTACTCTGTAACTTGGCGGCAACCTCTCCCAAGAAACGCTCATGGGCACGTAAGCGCAAAGGACTCTCGGGAGCCTTAATAGCAGTGAACAGCTTCCATAAGAAGTCTTCAAGCTTCAACGACAATTGCACTGGCTCACTGATGAGCTCAACTCCAAAGAACTCTTTCGCTTTTTCAATTTCTTCCGAGACACCTTCTACTGTTTGTCCGGTGCTGAGGCTTTCTCTGGCCTTTTCTGACAAGAATTGCTCTGGGGTTGTGTTTAAAATAACTACTTTACTTGACATACAGTCTCCTAGTGGCGGTGGTGGTAGGTACTAAGTACAATTTAAAGCAAGGCCAGGTATAGAGCAAGTGTTTAAGTTCACTTTTTATGCAAGCACTTGTTGTCCCATTTGTTACGGCAATGTATGTTTGTTACAAGCACTATATAAAAAAAGCGCACGGGGAATCAAATGTACACGATCAGTTTTGCTGGTATTCGTAATGACATTATTGTATGTGTCTTCAAACAAACCGGAAATCATCACCAGTACCTGATCCGAGACGGCTGCACTCCTATCTGCTGGTCTAACCTGAATGCTGGGCCGTTTTCAGTAGGAGTTAAATACCCTTGCGCAAGAACACTCTGTGAAGCTATATTGGTTTATGTTGAAGACAAGCCTCAAAAACACCATTACGACATCAAGAATCTCTTAGATTTCATCCTGTTGAGTGAAGTCTGAGTGTAGGAGGCTCCAATGCCCATTAAAATCATAGGTCCTGGCTCTCGTCGAGAGCCTACTGTCATAGACGTCTCCGTAAGAGCTCGTGGCTGGGCAAATGGTCTGGCTCCTAGTCATTGCGGTCCCGTTGCTCTCTATGGCGGCCATTCATCTTCTAACGTAGAAAACGCCTATCAGTTCTGTAAGGTCCTGCCTGAATTCATAAAAGAAGGAAGCGTCCTTCCTGCCTATTTCAAGTGGGCGAAGAAGGGCTGGAGCTATAAGAGACTAGCGAAGGTAGAAGGTGGAGAGTTTATCCTCTGGGACGGCAAAAGATATTCAGCAGTTGAAGCCAGGACTCAGGTGTATATTCCGCTGTACCGCGACACCGTTAAGAACAGTAGAGCCTGGGCAGCGCTCAAGACAGCTTACGCTCAGAATCCGAATTTAGTCTTGTGGGATTCTGCCGTAAAGGCTGATAATCGCACCGTTCGGCAGGCCATTGAGGACATTGACTCTCCCTTAAGCCATGGCTATATCCTAGCGATGATGCTCGTGTACGGAGAGGACATGGACCCCAACTTGCTGCCATAAGAGAGGTAAGGCGTGTCCTATGTTTACACTGTTTGGAACAATCGAATACTGAGATACTCGACGAACAGGAATACTTGGTGTATCTTTAGTTGGGAGACCAAGAAATGGGCGAGACAGGGCCAGAAAGGTAGATTCGACCATATTCTCCAAGAAAACGTTCTCATTTTTAACGATATTCATGAATGTATAGTTTTTGTCCTGGCCAACTATCAAGGCCAGTTTCTCCGTAACGTTTTAAGGGACCTAGTATGACGAAACAGAAAGCCATTATTGTAGATATTGACGGATGCCTCGCCAACACTCAGTCTTACTCTCAAGACCTCTATGGAGAGGTAGACTGGGATGAAGTGAACGAGTTTAACATTCAAGCGCCTGCATTCCAGTGGTGTTTAGAGATTGTGAATAGGTTTGCTCCAGACTACGAGATTCTGTTCGTTACTGGTCGCCAGTCCTCTAAGAGGACGATGGCTGCTACGAGCACTTGGCTAATGAAGCATATTCTCCTCGGCCACAGCAGCTATATGTTACTGATGCGTACTCCAGGAGACTTTAGACCTGACTGTGAGGTTAAAAAGGATATCTACGATTTATATATCAAGGATACCTACGATGTTTTGTTTGCTCTAGACGATCGGGCGAGCGTTATTGGAATGTGGCGAGAGTTGGGGATACCGTCGCTGCACTGTAAAGACCATCCGTAAGCGGCCAAATACCTCAATAGTTCCGGGGTATTACCATCTTGGTAATGTCTGGATAACGTTGTGCCGCAACGACATCTACCGGCTTATTCCTTCTTGCCGCCTCTTTCGCCGCCTCCAGATCCAGCCGCTCCGCCGCCGCTCAGAACACCACTGCGACTACCTCGGCCTCGGCTCTTATCTGAAGACTCTCCAATCTTGTTGACTAGCTGGAAGAAGTCTGTCAAACGTTGATCCATATCGTCTACGCGATTCCTGAGCTCTATTAGATCCTCTGGTTTCATGTCTTCGAACATGTCTGCAAAGCGAATATCGATTAGCTCGTTGATTGCGTCTTCTACGTTAACTCCCATACAAGAAATCTCCTTGTTGTCAATAGGGTTTGGTGTTGGTACCATAGGTTATGTAACATAAAGGCATACAAGTGACAAACAGCACAATAGTATATATAGCGTTGGCTCTCACTCTGCTCTTGCCGATTTTAAATATCTCTACAATCTTGTCTGTCGCGCGTCATCCAGATGCTAGGAACCATCAGAGTGTACTGGAGTGTGTTGTAGAGCATAGTTCATCTATCGAGGAAATAGATAAAATCTTGGAGGTCCTACTATGAGCTACGTCTATTTACTTGGGGAGCATGCGATCTCTATGCGTAAGGTCATAATTCGTTACGATATGAACAGTTTAGAGAATAGCTATTGGTTTAGTCCAATTAATCAGTCTTGGGTCATCAACCGTAATGTCATCAGAGGCGTATGGGATGATCCTCCAATGATACGCGACATAATAGATTTTATTGCCGAGTACAGTACGGAGATATCCAACTTAGACCTTGTAATGAGGTATTTCATATGAGCGTCGAGTACGGAGTATATTCCCCTCTTTACACAGAAAAACACGCGTCTCTCATTAGACGGGATAGAGAAGAGGAGATATGGGAATACTGGGACGTAAAGTCTAGAACCTGGATGCGCTTCTATATCTCTCAATGGGTGGTGGAATCTAATGTGTCTGTCTTCCATTCCAGTCTTATAGAGACCTTATTTGTTTATAGGGAACAGTTGGCGCATTATCCAGAGCTCCTCCAACACCTAATTTAGGTTGTCCTTGGCTAAAGGGCTTGCTACTGTATAAATAGCAGGTATACACACGCCCGCCTTAAAGGAGTCCAAAATATGCCGACTAGACCTCTGACACTGTACGCTCTATTGATAACCGAGGAAGGTTCCTATAAGACATTAGAAGTGAAGCCAGGGCTTATCCCTTACGAGACCATTAGCGAATCTGTAGGCGGGGACTTAGCTCTCCTCGCTGGAGCAACTCAAGATCCATTTGTGGTTATCTACTACAGAGAAGATTTAGAGGCGACTAACGCTCATCCGACTCTAGCTCTACCGAACATCAACCAATTCATCTGCGGCAATGTGTTTGTTTGCTCTCACATGGGAGATAAAGAAGTTGGCATGTCCATGTATCAGGTTCGCAGATTCCTGTCTGAAGTAATTATTATGAGGTAGCCCCGGTGTACGAGTATTACCATTCAGATAGTTTTACGTTCGTCTTTAGAGTATCGAGAGCGAACAAGTCCTTAGGCTGGTTTAACTGGTTCTCGAAAACTTGGGAGTTCCCCGATCAAAAGAGACTAAAGGCTAAAAAGATCCATGGTCCGGTATCGGAAGTAGAACTGATCTCTAAGATGCTCTTATCCCGGCAACAGGATAGGTCGAAGAGGCGTCAGATGGTAATGGATCTATTTAGATAAGGAGACGTGAGAGACCATGGAATACATCTACTACGTCTGGCCCTTGCAGGATCAGATATTGCGGGAGGTAGTGTAGGGCGTGATTAGATATTTCATAAAAGAATCCTCATCCTCTACAGTCCTTGTGCGCCAGGATATGGGCTGTAGACTAGAAATCTTCCATTCCTGGGTTTCTAGCAGAGGATGGTATCCGAAACTTATCTCTGTCGAGATATTGCTGGCTGAGGGATATGAAGAACTTCCTGCTATAGAGATTCTAGTAAAGTATAAGGATCATCCAATGACGTCAATGATATATGGAGCAATAATATGAAATACTATCTCAATGTTTCTCTTCTAGAGTCCGAAGACGACGACACTCTGTATAAGTCTGTAGATGGTAGTCTGATAGAGGCATTTGACATCTGGGATCCAGAACTAGGCTGGTACGATATGTCGCCTTTAGCGATGATGACGATCGGCGACCTCGAGAGTATCTACGGTTGCTCTGTCTTTTCCGATCTAGAGCTCCTGGAGAAGTTCGAAAGCACTGAGTACGCTCGAGCTTTCTGTGAGGCAGTAGTAGTAGTAACAACATGGTGATTCCTCCTGAAGACTGTGAGTATCTGTGGAATGAGGCCTCGAATTGGTATCTATTCAGATTCGGTAAGCAATCTGGGCTTATGCATTCATTTCCCGTAGGCTCATCAGAAATGCGAAGCGCCTGGGCGGTGTCTTACCTGACAAGAGACAAGCTATTAGCAAGGGGATTCCAGGTCTATACTCCATTAGAGCTGCTAGAGAAATACAAGGATCACGAGCTCACTGAGAAACTATATCGAGGGCTGATCTGATGAGTGTAGATTTTGAAGAAACGATCTACTTCATCAATATTAAGAGCTATCCAAGAACTCTGTACAAAATGGTACGAGGTGAATTCTATGTCGCTCGTTTCTGGTCTGTCAAGATCAGTAACCAGTCATGGGTGAGAGTCGACTACGTGGGACAGAATGGATATAACACCACGGAAACAGTGCTTGGCAGAGGGTATTCGCAAGCTACTTTCATTGAAGTATTAGAGGCCTACTCTGCACTGCCTGATCTGATGGAGCAAGTCTATGCACATGTCATATGAGAGAGAACCCACACCGAGGACCTCTCTCTCTCTCTCTCTCTTAATTTAAGCTCCATTTGTAGCCCTTGTGGTGATTCACGTGACCCAGGATGCAACGCTCTATGCTCGACTTATCGAACCCAGCTTTGACGGCTGCGGCTTTGCTCTCAAATATTAACTCTTTTCCAGTCTCCAAGTGGACGGCTTTAATGACAATACTTTTCTTCTTATTGGCGGCATTCGCTTTCATCTTAAGTCCTTTCGTAATTGGCGCTTTAGTCTCTCGTCTTTTAGAGTCTACATCCATTCTCGTGTACGGAGCAGAGACTGCCCAAATAATGAAATCACATTATGAGAGGATATTGATCTAAGTGGTGGTGGTGGTGGTGGTGACTTATTACGTCTTTGAGTATCCTGAAACAGAGGATAATCCCATTCCTTTCTTTGAGATCTATAAGCACGGAATCGGCTCCGACCTACTTCTCACCGATAACCGCATCAATAGTGTTCCGCCATGGAGTGTCAGGCTCTCAGGGTTCAGCCCCGAAGAACTGCAATCGATATCTGGGAACTCTAAGCTGTGTGAGAGATTCGATTCTGAAATCGAAGTCTTAGAGCGTTACAAGGATTCTCCTCACTGGGAGTTCCTGTCTAAGCTCTTAATATAGGATTGTGATATGTATTACGTGGGAATCAGCAGTGGAGAAGTGTGGGTGTGGGGGGTGCAATCATAGGAGGCAATAAAAATATCTAGAGGTCGCTCTGTGGGGGTGCTACTCTGAAATCCAGAATAATATCGACAGAGCTCTCATTCATTGATGCTCTGTGGGGGTGCTACTCTGAAATCCAGAATAATATCTGAGG